CATATTCAATAGATGATATTTCTACATGTTTATTAAAATATTGATCAAAATATCTAATAACTTTTGTTTCTGAATTTTTTCTAATCTTACTTGGCAAATCTGTCATAAATCTCCTTAATCAAAACTTGTGTTAGGAAGTCCACTTACTACATTGTCATAAACACTATCTGATCCTGATGTAATAATGTTAGTAATGTCTTCGTTAATACCTTCCTGTGTAAGATTTTGAATATTGTTTAATAAATTAACACCTGCAATAGCTGCAGCAATTGGATTGCTAAATCCTTTGCCAGTTCTTCCATAGTCAAATAAATCAGCTGCGCCTGACAAAACTGCACCTAATGACACAGATCCACCACCAACTAAAGTAATAGGACTAGGAGTTACATCATAATGAGTAAGATCTCCAAATCCTTTTGGATCTCCATCTGGTCCTGCTTCAGTACCTCCTCTATCAATCCAAACTGTTTCATATGCAACAGTCATAGTATTCTCATTTGTACTACTTCCGTCAGCAGAATTTACATCACCATGTTTCCATTCTGTTATAATTGGATTTACAAGTGTGTATGTAGTGTACGTATGTCTGGTCATTTGACTTATTTGTATATCTTTAAAGAATGGATCGGTAATTTGATTGTGCAAACCAAATGTATATCGATTTCTTTCTGACCCTAAATAAGTGCTATCTCTTGCAGGCCAACTTTTATCATATGCACGTCTTAGTTCATCTGTGCCATAGTTTGCATCTGCAAAATAATACCTGTAATAAGCTTCAAATAATCCAGTAGCTATTCCTAGATTGTCATCATGCAAAGATATATTAACTGGATTGTATTGAATTCCAGTTTGAATATTTGCTGTTCTATTATATTTCTTTTTTGTTTCAATGTTTGCAGAAAAACTAGGCAAATCAGCAGATTTTACAATTATACCAGCTTCTAAACCATGTTTTTTTTCATTCCAGGTAGGCAAAGTTTTTTGTATTGCTGGACTAAATGTAAAAGCAACATGATATAGGAATTTTACTTTTGGAGCTAATCGAAAACTATTTTTAACAAACGTTCGACTTGCGTGTCGCCAATCAGCTAAATTTCCTTTTGGATTGAGGATGCCACTTACAAGATTGTCAAAAAAACCGTCGAATATTCCCATAATAATTCTTTTAAAATGCAGGGATAGTTATACTATCCCTTTGTCAAATAATTAGATTCCACCGCCGGTTGCTAGAGTGCTTACATTTCTAGCAATAGCTGTTCCAATACCTACACCTTGTGGTGTTTGAATTGCATTGTCGTATCTAATATTTAAAGTAATTGTTACAGGTGCAGATTCAGCATAATTTAAACTGTTGTAATTAGCACTTTCTAAATAGCAACCATAAAGTTCAAAAGTTTCTAAAACAGTTGGTACATTTGCTGCATTTCCGCCGTCTAATATTTCTATTACAGTTGTAAATTTATAATCTAATCCAGAAGCTGCACTAGATTGCTCATAAAAATCAAATTGTTTTTGTAATTGTTCACCTACTAGCACCTGTACTTCGTTATTAACATCTTCACGTAAGTTAATTGTAATAGGTTCCCAAGTATGTTTTCCTGCCAAATATACTCTTGAGTTATAAACATCTAGTGTTATTTGATCAAATGATAAATTTGGTTTGCTGCAATCTACAACTTGTTTTGTCAATTCAGTAGTAGGTGTTTTTACACCAAAATTATTAAACGATACTCTAAATCGATATTGTAATTTTGGCATTAATAGCCCTTGCGATGATGCTGAATCACCGGATGCTAAGGGCACTGTCATTTTAGATAATGTTGCTATAGCCATTTAATTTGCTCCTAATATATTTATCCTAAATTAAAGCCCGGATATTTCGCCGGTATTCTTAATTCTTAATGGTATGTAGATAAATTCAATTGCTTTCACTGGCTCAATAGCAATATCTACATATAATTCATTCCTGTCTATTCTAGAAGGTGTATTATTAGATTCGTCACACACCACTAAAAAGTCATACAACGCTCTTAGTCCAACAAGTTCAAGCAATAACGTTTCAGTTTGTTGCTTAATTTCATCTCTTGTAATTTTGTCATTTGGTTCAAAAAGATAAGGTTTAGCTAAAACTTTCAATTGACTTCTTAAATAAATTATAAGTCTTGCAACATTTATTCTATCCAAAGAACTAGCAGTTAATTGTCTTGTTTTTTGCCCAAAACATACAAGTCCAGCACCAGTTATAAAAGTAATTGGGTTTACATTATTTGTATATAGTGTATCTCGCATACCTTCGTTCATTGCCAAAGTTTTAAATTCGCCCTCAGCTGTAACAGTTCCACTTGATGTTGCATTAGTTATGTTCCCTCTTCTTGTTCCTGCAGGTGCAAACCAAGGATAAGAAACTTGATCGCTTAAAGCAATAGTTCTTAACATCATATGACTAGCCGGAACAACAATATTATTACCAAAATTATCACTTGTAAAACCGCTTGGATAATAAATTGCAATGTATGGATCTGCTGAAGTTAAACCAACAATATTGTCTTCTGTTGCTCCATTGACATTAGTTGCCCATTCATTAAGCACAGTAGCATTTGGTTGTAATTTAAACGGTGAATCACCTACAATAAATGCTGATAGGTTTCTATCATAATTTAATGAATTCATTTCTCCAATTAGCTCTGGATATCCCGGACAAGCCATTAAATTAAATAATCTCGATTCGTCATCTCTAATTTCATCATTGCTGTTAACAAGAGCTTGCAATTGTTGAACAACAACTTTTCTTTGTGCAATGCCTCCAAACGATCCGCTACCATCAACTTGATTTCCTGATTCAGTTACCCATCTATCAGGAAAATAAGTAGTCTCTGCAGACAACCCAGTCATTGATTCGTTATTATATCTTACATTCTTACCAGCTAAATCATAATAGTTTTTCTTGTATCTTTTAACATTGAAACCACTTCGTCTTAGATTAAATAATAACATTCCTTTAGGATATAATGCTGGATCAGGACTATCTGGATCAACATAATCACTACTTAGCAAATCTACAATATCACCTGGTTTATCGCTATTAACACCTGAAGTATTATATCTCGCATCAGCAAATAAAACACCATCTTCTGTTGTTTGATCTGACGTATCTAAAATAAACCATCTATTTGCTTTTGGTAAGTCTGTCCTATCATTATTATATCTAAAAATTTGAGGATATAATTCTATATTCGAAGTATCTATCCATAGATCGCCAGTAACTAGAGCAGTGTTATCGCTTTGAGTCTTTGGCATTGTCGCACTTACTATTGGTCCATTAGGATCAGTTTGATCTGCTTCAATTGCAGTATAATATGGGCTAGCAGTACCTGTCATACCTGTCGCACCATCGTATTGATATCCTACAAATTCACTACCGTTGTGGACAAGAATGTCAACTTCGTCAATAATAGAACTGTACCATAAAGAATTATCAGCAGTATCTGCTACAACTTCAGTATCGCTCGCTGTGTAACTTAACACTTTCCATAGAGTTGCCTGTAATTGCCACGGACTTGTATTTGTATCAGTACCAGGCCAATAATACAGATTTTCTACTCCTGTTGTTTCATCTTGGTATGGAACAAATCCAGCAGACGCTAATACACCGTCTGTGTCTACAAATTTCATTTCTCCGCCTAAAGAATGCGATAACGTTACTTTATTTTGAGCACTTACACTTGCACTAAAATTCTTAATGCCTGCTCCGTTTACTGCATCTGCTAAAGAAGTTGCATCAGTTGATGTTCCAGTAAAATCTACGGAGATTGTCACTGCTGCTAACAAATTTAATTCTCCTGCATCAGATACTTGTACAGTAAATGTTTGAGCATTGCCACTCATTTGCGTACTTATTCGTGATCCGGTAATTTGGGTAGGCGCTATATCGTTTCTTCTATAAAATTTGATTGTTGCTACCGGTCGGCTAGCATTTCCAATGTTTGTTTGAGCATAAATTTCTCCTGTAAGTAAGGTGCTGCCTCCTCCACTTCTATCTAATGTGTAAAGAGCTTCTTGATTGCTTCCATATACTGAAATATCTTGTTGCTCCCATAACTTTGTGTTATCGTTCCATTTTTGAACTGAAAATGCCATACCTTTATTTGGACTAGTTGTTTTTAACCATATAGATCCAGTTGGTCGAGGCTGATCTGCTGTACTTTTATATTCTGGTACAATAGTATGAGGATTTATTTCTAAAGCAGGAACATAATATGTTGCTTGTCCGGTACCTATATCAAAAGCAATACCAAGCTCAGACAATGGGTTAATATTAGCACTTGGATTATTTGTTAAAACAATTGTCTCAACTTCGCCACCTACTCCATCTGTGCCATCGCTATAAATTTCAAGTCTGCCGTCAACAACTGCAGCTGATATATTTCCGTTTGGATGATTTGTAATAATTGTATTTTTCACATCTTCTACAGTGTTTCCTGGACTTACAACGATAGTAACTCCATTAATATCAAAATCTGCAGCAACTGCACCAACATCATTTGAGAAAACAGTGTTAACTGCTGTTCCTCTTACACTTGCCCAACTTTTTCGCCATGCATCGCTTCCAACAAGAACCCATTCAGTTGTTGCTCTGTAGAAAATTTTATTTAAAGTTGTTGTAGCGACTACAGCATATGAACCTTCCAAACCAACAGATTTTTTTGGAATATCTCCTGCAAATC